GCTACGTGTTCACGTCGTGGGAACTCCTGGAGCTGTCGGGTGTGCCCATCCCGGCCAACGCCGACGCGCTGCAGTTGAGCTACGCCAAGTGGCTCGAGCAGCACCCCGTCGACAAGGCCCCCCAGCCCCAGGAGCAGGTGTCCGACGACGACGCCGAGAAAACGGCGTCTGAGGGCGCGGAAGCCGCAGGCGACACGGGAGCCGTCGACGACGCGGAAACGCGGGAAACGAGCCCCCAGGAGCCCACAGCGGGCGAGAACGTAGAGGAGCCCGTCGTCACGTCGGCCAGCGAAGGTGAGGGCTTCGTGTGCCAAGCCGACTTCGACGAGACGATGACCAGCGTCTACGGCCAGATGGCCGAGCTTCGTGCGCTGGTCGAGCAGGCACTGGAGAAGCTGGGTGCGGCCCCGGCCGACCAAGGAGGTGGCGAGGGAGACACGGAGGCGAAGCGACTCGAGGCAGCCCTGGTGGAACTGGGGCTGACCGAGGACAGCGCCCTGGACCTGCTCAACGGGTCCGGCAGTACCGACGCCGAGGCCAAGGGGTCCGGGGTCGCCAACGGAGGCTCGCTCGAAAGCCTCATCAGCAAGGTGGTCAGCGGCCGGTTCGACTACGCCGCAGGCAAGGCGTACACACTCAAGGAAGGGAAGTGAGATGAGCGACAAGCTGCTCGCCCAGCTCAAGGAGCAGGGATTCGAGACGGTCGACGCGGCCATCGAGCACCTCAAGGGGCTCCAGACCGCGCAGGAGGCTGCGGCCGACCAGGACCGCGAGAAGTTCGAGAAGGTCATCGCCGACGTGGTGGAGCGCCAGTTCGCCGCCCTCGTGAACAAGGGCGAGACGGCGCGCAAGGCGACCATCAGCGAAGTCACCGGCCAGGCCGACGACGCGCAGGTTGCCGAGCTTCAGAACGACATGTGGCTGCTGGGCATGATGCTCCAGCGCAGCCCCAAGACGTTCGACCCCGAGCGGGTGCGCAAGGGCTACGCCCTGCACACCGGCAAGGAGTTCAGCACCGCCTCGCTGATGAAGGCGATGGACACGACCGAGCAGAGCGCATGGGTGCCGACCGGGCTCGGCAACGTGCTGCTCGCGGACGTGGAGGCCCAGTCTCCGCTGTTCGACAACGTGACGGTGCTGCCGATGCCCACCAACCCGTGGGAGCCGCCGTACCAGTCCAGCCAGATGAGCGTCTACGGTGTCGACGAGTCGACCGAAGACTCGGCCAGCGCCGTCGGCGCGACCAACTTCGGGGCGAACAAGGTCACCCTGACCGCGAAGAAGATTGGCGCGCGCGCCCTCTGGTCCAGGGAACTGGACGAGGACAGCGCCATCGCCATCCTCCCGCAGGTCCAGGCCGACTTCGTGCGCGCCATCCGGAACGGCTGGGAGCGCAACTTCATGATGGGCGACGAGCGCGCCACCACGTCGAACATCAACTGCTACGGCGCGAATCCGACCACCACGGCCGGTGCCAAGGACCCGTGGCTCCAGACGGACGGCCTCGTCAAGTGGGCGCTCGTCACCAACAGCGGCCAGTCGGCCAGTGCGGGCGGGGCCATCGACAAGGCCAAGTACCTCGCCGTCCGGCTCAAGATGGGCAAGTACGGCGACAACCCGGCCAACATCCTCACGTTCGTCAACCGCGACCTGCTGTATGACATGCTGCAGCTGGAGTACGTGCTGACGCTGGAGAAGTACGGCGCGAAGGCCACCATCCTGACCGGCGAGCTTGGCTCCTTCTTCGGCTCGCCCATCATGGTCAGCGACGGCCTGCCGAAGACCTGTGCCTCCGGGTACATCGACGGGTCGACCCCGGCGAACAACAGCAAGAAGTCCTTCGTGCTGTTGAACAAGGCGGTCGGTATCGTCGTCGGCCGGAAGGGCGACCTTCGCGTGGCGGTCGAGGCAATCAACCGCACCGACCAGTACGAGGGTGTCATCTTCTCCCGTTACGACCTGGGCTTCCCGTTCGTCCAGGGCGTGGCCTACGGCTACAACGTCACCTGAAGTTCCTGACCGTCGGGGGGTTCGGCTTCGGCTGGACCCCCCGGCGACGCTCTCCAAAGGGAGGAGAACATGACCGCTCAAGCAGATTTCCACGCTGCCATCGCCAAGCTCGAACTGCAGAGCCAGGCCACCAAGGACCTGCTCACCAGCAAGCTCGACGCCTACCTCACCGCCATCAAGTTGGGCATCGAGGGTGTCACGGCAGACGCTTCTGAACTCAACCTCACGACCGGCCTCAAGGCCGGGACGCTGACGCCCAAGCTATTCGAGTGCGAGGCCAGCATCCTCGAGGTCAACGCCGGGGATTGCATCGTCGCCCCGAGCAAGTCGGGCCATTGTCTCATTCCCGTCGACGCCTGGATGGTCGCCGTGGGTGCTGACCCAGCCGGGTCCACGCTCATCAGGCTGGTCGAGGAGACGTCGGACGCCGTGGTCATGTCCCACGTCGTCGCCGACTTCGCGAACAACGCCTGGGTCGGTAAGGCCGGTGGGACCGTCGTTACGACCAAGCTCGGGACGCCATTGGCGTCGGGCAAGAGCATCCTCGTGCAGAAGACCGGCGACGCGCTGACAGGGGCCACGGCCATCCGGTGTCTCGTGCTCGGCTTCTACATCGAAGCCCCAGCGGCCTGAGCCAACGGGGTGAGGGTCACAACCACAAAGGAGTGATGCGGCATGGCAGCAGCCAAGAAGATGAGGATGCGCAAGACGTTCTCCGGGTTCGACGCCGACGGCGTTCTGCACACCTTCCCAAAGGGCTCGGTGGTCGAGGGCAAGGACCTCGAGCTTGTCAAGGGCGTCCAGCCGAAGTGGCTGGGTCCGGTCAACGCTCCCGTGAGTGCAGGCCCGCCCGCCACGACCGAGGCCGACGAGTCGGCTGCGGTCGAGAAGTAGGAGCGCGAGATGGTGCGACTCGACGAGCACGTCTTCGTCCTGCCGGAGGAGCTGTACCAGTACATCCTGGCGCGGCCCGAAGAGGACGACCGCGACGTCAACGACCAGGACACGATTCGGCGCATCTGCAACGGCGTCTGCCGTGCCGTCGAGTCGCACCTCCACCGCCCCGTCATCATCCAGGAACTCACTCACGTCGACGACGGCGGGGACGACACCATCGTGCTGCCGTACCGCCCGCTCGTCGTCGACGATGACCACGACCTCGTGGTGGTGGAGGGCGGCGTGACGCTCACCCAGGGGAGCGACTACCTGACCTACGCCAGCAAGGGCTTCATCGTGCGAGCCAGCGGTGAGTGGTATCAGTATCCCCAGGGGACGTCCGTGACGTACCACGCGGGCTACGCGCTCCAGGAGCGCGACGACGACGACGAGTTGGCGAACGTGACCGGCTGCCCAGAGGACATCCGGCTGGCGGCTCTCGAGTGGGGCCGCGTGACCTGGCGCGGTGGCCCGGCCATCTACACCTCCCAGGACGACAACGAAGTCAGCACGTCGCCCGCCGAGATGCCCGGCAACGTGCGCGGCTGGCTCAAGCCGTACCGCATCCTCAGGCCGGGTGTGGCGTGACGCCGAACGCTGGCACGGGGCTGCTCATCGAGTACCGGCCCAAGGGCTTCATCCGGGGATTGGCTCGGGCGGACCACATCCGTCGGGACGAGTCCCTGCGGCTCATGAAGAAACTCCAGTACATCGGTGCCAGCGCGGCCAGCAAAGCCGCTCCCGCCGACAGGCGCAGGCTGCGAGACTCGCTGTTCGTGGGGCGAGCCAACAGCGCCAGCCTGGTGCGGGAGTCGGAGGCCATCGTCGGCAGCAAGCTCGTCTACGCCGGGGCGCAGGAGGACGCGGCGAAGTGGACCAAGCGCAAGCGTTGGTTCCCGCCCATCGCGGCCCTCGAGACGTGGGTGGTACGGAAGCGCATCGCCAGCAAGGAGGAGGCGCGCTCCGTCGCGTTCCTCGTGGCGCGCTCCATCGCCAAGAGGGGCATCAAGCCGAAGCACTACATGGTCGCCGCCAAGGGCAAGGTGACGGCCGAGGCCCCCAAGCAGTTCCGCGTGATGGTCGAGAACATCGCCAAGCGCATCGCCAAGGGAGGCTGACGTGGACCCCGAGGCCATCGGCAAGCTGGTCGTCGCGACCTTCACCGACGTGGTGCAGGTGAAGAAGACCTACGACTTCCCGGTGTTCGAGATTGGCCGTCCGCTGCCCGCGCTGGTCGTCGTCTACGATGGCTTCGAGCAGGAGCCCATGAGCCAGGACAGCTACCTGCTCAAGCTCCGCTACGAGTGCGCGCTGTACCTCCCCCTGGAGACGCAGGACGTGCGCAAGCCGTGGGTGGAGATGCAAGGTCTGGCCGGGCAACTCGTCGACGTGTTCCGCGACGACCCGACGCTGGACGACCGGGTGTTCGCGGCCAGCTTGGACGCGGGCGAAGCCGTGGTCCATGCCCCGGCTGACCCGCACCGAAAACCCATCTGGATAGGCCACACGTTCGCGGTGACGGTCGGGGTCGAAGAGGAGGAGGACGACTGATGGCTCGTCGCAAGAGAGAGCAGGAGTACACGGTCGGCTCCTGGCATGGCAGGGACAACTTCTGCTGCTGCAGTTGTTCATTCGCCACCCTCGACCGTGAGACAATCGAGAGGCACGTAGCTCAGCAGCATTCATCGAAGCCGCGCACGCCGCGACGACACGGAGGTAAGCACTGATGGCCACCAAGGCGAAGAAGGCCCACGGGACTCAGCTCCAGATGGGCGACGGCTCCGAGAATGCGGGCGTAGCCCTCACCATCGAGTCGAACACCGTCGACCCGTACTGCACCAAGGTGGTGACCGCGACGGCGCACGGGCTGCGCGTCGGCAACAAGGTCACCATCGCCGGGATGACGGGCGGCACCCCGGACCTGGACGGCGACTACCTGGTCACGCGCATCGTCGCGGACGATGCCTTCGAGATTGCCGACGCCGAGACGTTCGCGGCCATCCCCGCGACCGTGGCCGGGACGGGCGGCACCGCGACCCCCAAGACGGAGAGCTTCACCAAGGTGGTCGAGGTGGGCGACCTCAAGGGGCCGGGCCTGTCGCGCGACACCATCGACGCCACGACCCACGACTCCCCGGACGACTGGGAGGAGTTCATCGTCGGAATCAAGAAGGGCGGCGAGGTGACGTACCCGGTCAACTGGGTGCCGAGCGACCCGACCCACGACAACGTGACCGGCCTCTGGGCCGCGTGGGAGGACGGCGTGCTGCGCAACTGGCGCATCGTCCCGCCCATCAGCGGGGTCTACCTGCAGTTCGCCGCGCTGGTCACGGACATCGGCCCGAGCTTCCCGGTGAACGACAAGCTCCAGGCCGACCTGAGCATGAAGGTCAGCGTCGACTCGGCTGGCAACGGCCCGACGCTGGTCCTGCCGTAAGCACGACGACCACAGGAGGGCGAGATGACTGACGAGATGGCACAGGTGGAGGCGGCGGCCGACACCCCCGAGGAGAAGGCTCCCATGTTCCTCAGCCGGGACCAGATTCTCCACGCACGAGACGAACAGGTCGAGGTGGTGCACGTCCCGGAGTGGGGCGGCTACGTGCGCGTCCGTGGCATGAGCGGCAGCCAGCGGGATGCGTTCGAGGAGTCCATCTTCACCCGTGACGGCAACGGCGACCGGGAGTTCGACGGCCACGACTTCAAAGCGAAGTTCGTCGCGCGGGTCATCGTCGACGACCACGGCACGCGGATGTTCACCAGCGAGGACGTGGGCAAGCTGACGCAGCGCAGCGCCCGCGCCCTCCAGCGTGTCTTCGACGTCGGCGCGCGACTCAGCGGCATGAGCAAGGAAGACATCCGGAGCCTCGAGGGAAACTCCGGAGGCCAGGGCGACGCTTCTACCACCGCCTAGCCCTGGCGTTCAAGGAGCCGTCCGTAGACAGGCTGCTCGCGCAACTGAGCAGCAGGGAGCTGACTGAGTGGCAACTGTACGAGAGGCTGGAGCCGTTCGGTGTGTGGGCCATGTGGCTGCACCACGCGCAGCTCGTCTCGCTCCTCTCGAACATCACTCAGGACGAGTTCATCCCGGTGGACGACGTGCTCCCGGAGTTGCTGGCCGACGAGTTCCACGGCCGCGACGTGGAGAGCCCGACCGACGCGCTGGCCGGGGTCATGGCCCTGGCGCAGATGATGGGCGCGACAATCAAGAGGGGAGCCCCAGGTGACGAGCGTTGACATGATGCTGCGCATCCTCAGCGACGGCAAGCAGGTCAGCACCACCATGGGCAAGGTGCGCAACGAGTTTGAGAAGACCGAGAAGGAAACCGCCGCCCGAACGGGCCGGATGCAGCGGTCGTTCTCCAAGCTCAGCGCAGCGCTCGCAGCCGGTGGCCTCGCCATCGCTGGCGGGGTCGCTGCGTTCGCCAAGTCGGGCTTCGAGAAGTACCAACAGTACGGCAAGGAAGTCCTGGCGATGCAGCGAATGACCGGGGCCGGGGCCGAGTCGGCCTCGGCGCTGGTGGCCGAGATGAAAGCCATCCTCGGGACGAGCTTCGACGCGGGCTCGTCGCTCGTGTTCTTCTCCAAGAACGTCGGCCTCGCCAAGCAGGGCACCGGCCCGGCCGCCGACGTGCTGAAGAAGTACGGCATAAACCTCAAGGACGTCAACGGTCAGTGGCGCGACGGTGCCGAAATCCTGCGCGAGTTCCGTGACAAGGTGAGCGAGGTCACGGACGCGAACGTGCGCAACTCCGACGTCGCTCAGGTGATGGGCCGCAGCTACAGGAACATGCTGGGCTACCTCACCAAGGACACCGACGACATGGAGGAGTACCGGAAGAAGCTCAAGGACATGGGCCTCGTCTGGAGCGACAAGGACATGGAGAAGTTCAAGACGCTGATGGGCGACCAGAAGCTCCTCGCCATTTACCAGCTCGCCACCCAAATCCAGATGGGCGAACTCGTCGGGACCATCGAGGAGGAGCTCATGCCAGCGATGCTCAAGGTGGCCGACATCGTGAACAAGATTCCCAGCGAGTTCATCCTGGCGGGCGGGGCCATCGCCGGTGTCGTCGGCGTGCTCAACGCCATGAAGACGGCCACGTGGCTCCTGGGGAGCTTCTCTGGGCTCCCCGGTGTGGGCCGGGGGGTCATGGGTGTGTATCGCATTCTCCGCAACGGCATGCCCTTCACGGCTGCGCGGCTGGCGATGGGCAAGTGGCTCAGTGGCATGGCCGGGTCGGGCGGCACCATCTCAGCGTTCGGCGGCAACCTCAAGGCGCTGGCGAACGGCGGGCTGGCGATGGCTCGTGGTGGCTTCTCGAAACTCACCGGCCTGGTCAAGAACCTGCCCGCGCTCCTCACGTCGACGGGCGGCCTCTACGGGCTCATCGCCGCAGGAATCGCCGCCGACAGCTACCTCATCTACGAAGCCGTGAAAGCCTGGCAGGACATGCGCGACGCCATTCGCCAGGCCGAGGAAGCCTACCTGAACTACAAGCAGAACACGGCCGGACCGGAGTACCAGCCGGGCGGCAAGTACTACGAAGCGTTCAAGGCCAACCCCGGCAAGTACCAGAGCATGGAGCAAATCAACGCAGCGGCGGCAGCCGACCAGTTCAAGTACGACTGGTGGGCCGGGCCGGGCGGCTGGCTGTACAACGCCGGGCTCAAGCTCCCCGGCTACGCCGCTGGCGGCGACTTCACCACCAAGGGCACCACGCTGTTCGCGGCCGGAGAGAAGCGCAAGGAACGCGTGACCATCACTCCCGCGACGCGCGCCCAGGGCGGCGGGCTCGGGCCGCGCGGCGGGCTCGTCGTCGAGCAGAACTTCTACGGGCCGGTGGTCGGCGGGGAGGCTGGCCTGCGCGAGTTCAGCAAGCGAAGCACCGACCTGACCATGCAAGGCATCATCGCAGCGACAGGAGCGACAGGTGGCTGAAGTCGGCATCATCCAGCTCGGCAACGAGACGCTGCACATCCTCTGGGACCCGGAGCCCGACTTCGGCGCGCCGAGCCGTGAACTCGGGGAGAGCAGCAACCCCCTGGCCTTCGAGCCGGTCCAGACGACCGACACCGTGAGCAGCCTGCGCGCCCAGAAGTTCAGTGTGCTCATCTCCGGCGTCGAGTCGGCCGGTGAGTCGGCTGCGGACAACAAGGTCCGGCAAATTCGCAACCTGGCTGTGGAGGTGGCGAAGGACGAAAACACGCTGGTGGTGCAGGGCGCGCGACGTGACATCCCCGTGACCTTCCAGGTGAAGAAGAACCCGCCCTTCCCGCAGCCCTACACCTGGCGCTTCGACCGAGGCCACCAGGCGGTCATCCCCATCGAACTGCGGACGCGCCCCTGGGGTGAGGGTCCGGCCGTCACCGCGCAGCAGGTCGCCACCGCTCTCGAGACACCGAACGTCGTGGACGTGACCATCGACGGCGAGGTGCCCACGACGGTCGACCTCGAGGCGACGCGCGGCTTCACCGGCTCAGGGCTCCAGACGCTCGTGGTCGGGCGCGTCGACCCGGCCGTGGAACTGGCCGACGTGCTGCATCTGGCGATGGACGCGACCGCTCCGAACTGGGACCCCTACACCGCCACCAGCGGCTACGTCAACGCGAGCGACAACACCCGTATCTGCACCGACACGAGATACCGGGCGATGTACTGGCCCGCGCTCCCCGTCGGCCGCTACAAGCTGTTCACCAAGTGCCGCGTCCAGAGGGGTGGCAAGGGCTGGCTGGCTCAGTCTCGAGCCAGCAACAACCCGTCGGCAGCGCCCATCACGCTGACCGACAACGACTGGCGCTTCGTGTCGCTGGGCGACTACGCCAGCGACGGCTACACCGCCCTGCGCATCGTCGGCAAGTGCCGCGAGGCTGCGAACGGAATCCTGGTCGACTGGCTGCTGCCCTTCCCGCTCGACTACGGGAGCCCGTTCTACTTCCACTGCACGGCGAACAGCCTGCAGCGCGTGACGTCGCGCTGGCTGGACGCGCAGATGCAACTGACGACCGGGGCTTGGCGCTCTGCGCGTCGCTACGTCTACGGGCCTGGGCTCCTGGGGGTCGACAGCGTGCGGCTCCTGGTCGCAGCCTGTGACGCGAACGGTGCCATCCGTCGCCCGTCGGTGTCGCTCGCCGCTGACTACAGCCCCCTCTACACCCACTGGATTCCGAAGCCGGAGGTCTGAGCCATGCCCGCATCCGAGTACGAAGCCGACCGCATCGAGAAGGCTGCCTGCGGTGGCGACCCGTACCAGGGACCGGAGACCATCTACCTCGAGCTGGTGACGACCCAGCCCACGAAGTCGACCCCCGGCACGGCGTCGGGAGCCGGGCGGCTCGCGGTCGTCCAGGACGACTTCTGGGAGCACGACGACGCGGGCAAGGGGACCAGCATCCTGGACGCCGAGTGGGACACGGCCGAGGCTGACCTTGGTGAGGTCGGCTGGTACGAGCGATGGGACGCCGCCGTGGATGGCGAGTACCTGGGCTGGGATGCGCTCAACGAGCGCAAGACCATCTCCACCGGCCAGACCCCGCGCTTCGTCGCTGGCACCCTGACCTTCACCGTCACCTGAGGAGACAGCCAGCGTGGCCTACGTCGACCTCGCTTCTGACGGCTTCCTGCTCATCGGGCGGCCCAATGCCGTGCCCAACCCCTGCGCGCTTCTCGGGGTCACGGAGTGGGTCGAGAACAGCTACCCATCGGAGACGGTCGACCGGGTGACTGACCCCGGCGTTGCCCTGCCAGCAGGAGCGACGACGTGCATCCACAACGCTCCGGCCGAGGGTGGCTCGATGCTTGTCAGCCGCACGTTCCCGTTGCCCGACGGGGTGGCGTCTGGTGACTGGTTGTGGGTCCAGTTCGCGGTGTACTGCACGGGCGGTGACCCTGCCGACTACACCCTGCTCGGCCAAATCGAGTTCCTGGACTCCGAGCATGGCTGGCTCGAGGCCATCACGCTGTGCGACTACGTCGAAGCCCCGTCTGCGGGGTTCCATCGCTACGCCTTCTCGGTCCAAGTCCCGGAGACGGACGCAGCGTTCGCGACTCTCGTTCTCGACACGGAGGGCGTGAGTCTCGAGGAGCCCTACCAGCTTGCCGACCTGGCGCACATCTACGTCACCCAAGTGCTGGTCGAACCGGGGCGTGAGGATGTGCTGCCGCCCGACTACAGCGAGAACCTGGCGGGTCTGCTCAGCGACTCCTACCGCGACCTGTCCAGCGATGGTGGCATCCGTCTACACGGCGAGGCCGACCTGTTCGTGAGCGGCGGCTACGTCGACCTCGAGAGCGACGGCGGGGTCACCCTGGGCGGCTCGGCTCGGCTCAACGTCGGCCGAGTGCTTCCCCAGACCGTGTGGTCCTGGACCACACCGCTCAGCCGAGGCGAGTTGCTGCGCACGTTGCGCGTCCGGCTGGCGACACGGGACGGCGAGTACACCATCGTCGACCCGACCGAGTTCGAGGACATCAGCATCGAGCTGACGCGGAAGGGCGGGGTCGACGTGATGACCTTCGTGCTCGCACGAGACGCGCGCCTCGAGCTTGGCGACCTCGACTACAAGACGGACTGCGACGTCGACTACCTCGGGCGGCAACTCCAAGCCTGGGTCCGGGAGAGCAGCCTCGACCACGGGGCGCAGGGGATGCGGCGCACGGTCACGCTCCTGGGGTGGATTGCCCGGCTCAAGGAGGAGCACGAGGCGTTCCGGAAGGTGTACGTCGACAGCCGTCTGAGCGTCTGGAAGACTGACCAGGGCTCGTTGACCGACAGCCAGTACTACGAAGTGAGCCAGGATGAGGACGGCAACGTCGGTATCAACGTGATGGGCAACGGCTTCGGTGGAGGTGACTGATGGCTGCCCCGTCCGCTCGCTGCTACGTCGAACTGTTCGACGGCCTTGCCTCTGATGACCGCATCACCGACGCGCTTCTCAAGGTCGAGGTCGGGGGCTACGCCGCCTACTCGATGGGTGGCTCCTACGACCTGGTGGTGCTCGGCCGCAGCCGTCTCAACGGTGCCGACCTCGTGACGCTTCACACCGAGCCCATAAGCCTGTCGGTCGAGCCCACAGAGGGCGTCAGGTCGAGCTACTGGCGCACCGTGACCATCGACCTTGAAGACATCGACGCCGACGCCGTGCGCTGCATCGTGATGAAGTTGCGCGGCGAAGGCACCTACTACGGCCCGGAGCCAACCCGTGAGCGCGAGGACCAGACCGAACTCAGCGACATCCCCGCTTGGGGGTTCAAACTCAAGGAGTCGACCATCTGGGCCAGCTCGCTGCGTCGCAACGTGACGCCGGAGCGTGTGGTGGAGGACATCGTGAGTCCGTACTGGAAGGGCGACCGCTTCTGGTGCCCCGACGTGTCGGGCATCGAGTGCGACCAACTCGTCTTCGAGTCCATCCCGTTCACCAGGCTGGACGCGCTGCAGCAGGTCGACAGCCTGCTCGACTGGGACTATGAGGCCACGAAGACGCGCTTCACCTACCGCAAGCCGACCACGCTCGGGGCGGCGCGCGACGACGAACTGTACCCGGTCAGCCTGGCCGACCCGCGCTTCGGCACGACCATCACCATGGCGATGGACGAGTGCTTCAACGGCGTCCGCATCGCCTACTCGAACAAGAACGAGCGGCCCAAGGAACTCATCCGCTGGACCGAGAGTGAGACGCTGGGCGACACTCAGCGGGCCAAGGTGCAGGAGATGCCCGACGCCATCCGGTCGAAGAAGCAGGCCGGTCACGCGGCCGACCTGTTCCTGGCTTCACACAAGGAGCCGCCCATCGCCGGGGCTCCCACCTTCGTCCAGAGCGCGACCGTCGCCAGCGGTGAGGACCGCGACTGCCTGCTCATGCGGCCGACCGAGCTGGTCATCGTCAACGATGCGCCGAGGACGTACCGGCGTCAGGAGCGCGAAATCTCGCGCGTCACTCTGCGGCCCCTGGAGCACAAGGCCGACGTGGAACTGGGAGCCAAGAG